CGAAAGGATTGCTCTTGGTCCGAAAAGTTACAAGCAAATCGAGTCACTGTTAGCGACAGTGGGTGTTCAATCACACTAATGATTGCGTATGTAGAATGCGTTAAGTACTACAACAAGAAACTCAACTTGATTAAACAGAGTGTGTGCATCACTTGGGTGCATTGGATGTGCACAAGCAAAGGCATGCACATCCTAAATGGAAACATATCGGTGACGGTTGCTCGTAGTAGTTTTTTCGAGCAAGATAGAGTTGCTTGGTTGGGCACGAAGTCTGATCGGGCACAGAAAGTTGGTGAGGGTGTAGCCTGGACAGATGCTCTGTATAAGTCCATAACTGCATCACACATGATCAATCCTGTAACAAGGATCACTGCTCACGCGCAGTTAGGACAAGCTGAGACTGTTTACCCTAACTTTGCTAATGCTGGGCACATGAAGGTTGCTGTTGCTACTAACCAGGTGAATGGTCGAGGTAGTGCTTCAGTAGATATGTGTTATTATATTAATCGAATGAACGAGATGTCGAAACTAGTCGTTCGAGAGGAAAATACAGTTAGTCTATCTTTAGTGGATAACACAGAGGTAGAAAAACTTAGTAAACGTGTTAGAAGCCATTTAAGTGGTATAGATTTAAGTGGTGCCAGCACAATAGCAAATATAGTGGCTGGAATCACTGATACATCTACATCTAACGCGCCGCTTTTTGCGCGGATGTTTGCGCTAGCGGAAGCTATGCAAGCTGGTGCTGGATGGAATGTGGCACCAACTGCCAATCATGCAACTGCTGTGTGGCCTGGAGCGAATGTTCCGGCTGCTGGATTGTATGATAATTTTGTTAATGACTTGCATGATATAGTTGCAGGTGCTAAAGCTGGCTGTTTCATAGAATCGAAGCTTACTACCACTAGACTCTCACTGAATGCTCTTTGGATTTTGTGGTGCATCAAGCAGCCTAATGTCAATATTGCACGTGTCGGAGCAGAAACTGGTGTTAGAGGTTTGGCTAATTCCTTTGGTGAAGACTATGCACTGTATGTGTATGGCGCTCTGCAAGCTAGACCTAACACAGCAGCTGCGCCTGCTAATATTACAATAAATGATTGGAATGAAGCGATGAGGTGGTTACTTACGATGACTGGCGATAAAGTGGGTCTTATGGAAGGATTCACGTACGCTTCGCAGTTTGTTAAGTTTGAAGGTCCAGAGTGGACTTCACTTGCCTTACCTGCTCGTGAGAGGTTTGGGCCAATTAGTGCGGAGGCAATGGATCGTCTTCGTGCTCTTTATGAAGTAGCTAGACAAGCAGCCACTGGTACATATTCCACTGTCTTGTATGCAGCAGCTGGCTTAAATATTCCAGCTGCGGGTGGTCCTGGGCCCAGACGTTTAGCAGCCATGACAGTGGCCAATAATGTACCTGGTGCTTGGAGGTATCATTTAGACTACGCTTCTGGGTTTGAGAGCTTTTCAGATTATGAGAGCTCTTTTAGTTCATTGGCACTAGCTAATCTTATTAGGGACCTTAGGGGACGGGATCCTTCCAGTTTCGCTTTTACACCTGGTTTGTACCCCGATGTTCCTACTGATGATGTGTATGGCGGGCTAGAAAGTAACTGCTTGTATGCTGGCGGTATTGAAGGTTTGATCGTTCTGCGCGGCAATTCTGGACTGCAGCAGATGAGGGCTTCTTTCTCGTCATCTACAGTAGTTGCTAAGAGGTTACCATGGACAGGCTTGTTAGCTTCAGATGCTATTAAGTCTCTATATAGTTACGCGATAGTTGCAAGGTGCTGCAGTGATTACATTGTTGCGGGTTTGCAGATGTCAAGTAATGTTAGTGATTGTCAGGTAGGTTTATTCAATACTGGTAATGCTGATCTAGATATAGAACTGTCGAGAACGGTAGCAGAATCAGTTGTACCACATGCGTCTGACATATATGATATGGGAACTTCAATCTTTAAGTCTTTGTTTGGTACAACTGGTGTGAGTACTAGTCTTGACGCATGCGGTGCTCTTCTTCCGTACAGTGATACGAGGCATGCATTTATAATGCCGCTTGCTTTTGGTCATCAAGCTCGTGGTGTAATCGTTGGGTTCACAGATGTTAGTGGTGGTGTGTTGAGCAAGAATGGTGCACAAACTGCTCCTTTAGTTGAAAAACGTGGGCCACTTTTTATGATGGATGATATATCTACGGATGGCGTAACGCGTATGGAATTGGTCTCAACGTACTTGTTAGCAGCCAATATTTGCAGCCTAAATTTTGGTCTACAAGTAGAGCTGAATGAAAAGGGTGTTATCAACCCTGGGATGCACTCTAGCAGTGTAGATTTAAGTATGTTCTGTAGAGTGCGCCCTTCCGATGATACGTGTTATACAAACACGAATTTAGTTGCCAGCACCGATTGGGTAGCTATAGGATACAGTAATTACACACTTAGTG